TGAAGACGCACAACTGCGTGTTCTAAGCGGCCGTACTACTTACGTTGCTGAAGCTAAAAAGAAAGCTGAAGAAGACGTTAAAGAAGCGGACGACATGAAAGTAGGCGATAAGAAAAACATCGCTACTGGTACTGTTGAAAAAACAAAAACAGGCATTGTTCACAAAAGCAGCAAGGCCTATGGTGGCAGTGAAGAAAAAGAAGCTGATGACGAAGATGACAAGCCAAAGAAGAAAGCCAAGAAAGAAAGTGTAGAACCAGAATTCAAAAGCAAGTTCATGAAGATGGTCGAGGCCAAGAAAGATGAAGCTGCTGATAAGAAAAAGAAAATGGCCAAGAAAGAAAAGATGGCAGAAGGATCTAAGCCAGACTTCCTAGACATTGACAAAGACGGCGACAAGAAAGAGCCAATGAAAAAAGCTGCTGGCGAAAAAGGCGATGACAAGTCCGCTGGCAAGAAAGGCATGAGCGACAAACAAGCCAAATATTTTGGCAAGAAAACTGAAAGCGCAATGATGCCAAAAGGTAAAAAGAAAACTGTTAAAGAAAGTGTAGAAACAAAAATGTCATTTAAAGAAATGATTCAATTAGTTCAAGAGAGTGGTGGCCAACAACAAATTGATCCTGTAGACAAAGCTCTGTTTACCTGGGCCGAGCGTGTGGCCAAGAACAAACTAGGCGAAGGCATGAAAGCTGACTTATACGCAGGTTTGGTATACGAACGCAATGGTGGTGAGTTCGAAATGTACGATGTACTAAGCGAAGCACAAAAGTAATTTAACCAAAAAGTGTTAAAAGGCCAGTCATAGGTTGACTGGCTTTTTTTATGACTATATAATAGTCATATAGGAGAGAACAAATGTCAAAAATGTATGGACCGGAAGAAAAAGCCAAACTCGAAAGATTGATCAACGAAGGATCTAATGTGCTTCGTGAAGTAGAAGATCTCAACGAAGGTCTTAAAGAAACTGTCAAAGCTGTCGCAGAAGAATTACAAATCAAACCCAGTTGGATCAACAAAGCCATACGTATCGCACACAAAGACAATTGGAAAGACCATGAAGCAGAGTGGAGCGAGATTGAAATGATTCTCGGTGTTACTAAAAAACTTCCTGAATGAATGAATTATTAAAACCAACCTTTGATTGGATTAGGGATGATTGGAATTCTCATCCCTTACGGTTTTTTATCGAGTTACTTGCTTGGGCTATTAGTATTGGTTGCTCAATTACCATGGCTGTCACAGTTCCCAATCCGCCATTGCTTGCTCTATATCCTGTTTGGATTGCTGGCTGTGCTATGTATGCTTGGGCTGCGTATACTCGAAAATCGTTTGGCATGCTGGCTAACTACATCTTGCTAACCGCAATTGATACCCTTGGCCTTATTAGGATGATAATAAATTGAGACTAGTAGCATTTGGGTGTTCCTATACTAATGGTGCGTATCTTGATTCTCAAAAGTTGTGGCCGGCAGTATTAGCTGATCATCTTAAAATACCTTGTGTAAATCAAGGAGTTGGCGGTGCCGGTAATTTAGAAATTCTTTGGTACATTTTAAATTTTAAATTTGAACCAACAGATATTGTTGTTATTATGTGGTCCAATTTTAGTAGAGATCATATTTTTTCCAAAAGTGGTTTTAATCGAATTAGAAAAACAAACGATCCTCTTACAAGATATTGGATGTTGACACACACAGATTACGATTTCAATATAAGAAACTGGATCTATATACAACATGCAGATTTATATATAAAACAGTTTTCAAAGGTTTATCACTTGTTAGGGGGCGATTATTTTTTAGATAAATCGGTAAAACCTTCATGCACCAATGTAGATAATTTAATCGATATTGAATTTGAGAATTACGATCTAGCCGAAGATAACAGCCATCCGGGTCAAGAAAGTCATAAAATATTAGCTGAAAAGATATATAATATTATACGATAAAGGCAGGCGAGGCCATAAACCGCACGTTGGTATTTGCAAGCCAAAAATTGCATAGGAGAAAAAATGAGTTTCGTGGACGCATACTACGATCGCGACGATGACATGATACGTGTCGTTGAACGTGACGACAAAGGGCAGAGGCATTTCAAAGACTATCCTGCCAGACATATATTCTATTACAACGACCCTAAAGGCAAGTTCCAATCCATCAAAGGTGAACCCCTTAGTCGTGTAAGTTCAAAGAATGTTAAAGAACATCGCAAAGAACTTGCTATACATTCAAACAAACGGCTCTATGAGTCAGACATTAATCCTATCTATAGATGTCTTGAAGATCATTATCTCAATCAAGATGCTCCTAAACTAAATGTAGCATTTTTCGATATTGAGGTAGACTTCGATCCAGAACGTGGCTATGCTAGTCCAGACGATGCATTCATGCCCATCACTGCCATTGCCGTCTACCTGCAATGGATGGAGACCATGGTATGTTTGGCTATTCCCCCCAAGACGCTGAGTATGGAGGAAGCAACTAAAGCAGTCGCAGAGTTTCCTAATACTCACTTATTTGATAACGAAGCAGATATGTTAGATACATTCTTGAATTTAATTCAAGATGCCGATGTACTGAGTGGTTGGAATTCAGAAGGCTTTGATATTCCTTACACCGTGAATCGTGTGATCAAAGTACTGAGCAAAGAAGATACTAAACGATTTTGTCTTTGGGATTGTTTGCCCAAGAAACGTGAATATGAAAAGTTTGGTAAAACTGCTACTACCTATGACTTCATTGGTCGTGTACATATAGACAGTCTTGAGCTGTATCGCAAGTACACTTACGAAGAACGACATACATATCGATTAGATGCCATCGCTGAATACGAACTGGGTCAAAGAAAGACTCAATACGAAGGCACACTAGATCAATTGTACAACAACGATTTTAAAACATTTGTCGAGTATAATATCAACGATTGTAAACTGCTGGATGACCTAGATAAGAAACTAAAGTTCATTGACTTAGCTAACACCATTGCACACGAAAATACAGTGCTGTTGGCGACCACCATGGGCGCAGTGGCTGTGACTGAACAAGCTATCATCAACGAAGCTCACCGCCGAGGCATGATAGTTCCTAATCGCAAAAAGATGGAAGAGCACGGGGACACACAGGCTGCTGGGGCTTACGTTGCATATCCCAAGAAAGGTATACATGAGTGGATTGGTTCTCTTGACATTAACAGTCTCTATCCTAGTGCTATTCGGGCTTTGAATATGGGTCCAGAAACTATCGTAGGTCAGTTGCGACAGGATGGAACCAAAGATTATATTGCAGCAGAAATGGCCAAAGGAAAATCATTTGCATCAGCTTGGGAAGGTATATTTGGTAGTCTTGAATATTCTGCTGTGATGAATCGAGAAGTAGGTCGTGAAATTACTGTTGATTGGGAAGGTGGTGGTTCAGATACATTGAGTGCGGCCCAGGCCTATGATCTTATATTTGACAGCAATCAACCTTGGATGATCTCAGCTAACGGTACCATATTCACCTATGAAACCGAGGGTGTTATATCCGGATTACTAGCACGTTGGTACAAAGAACGCAAAGAAATGCAGGCCAAGCTCAAAGAATGTATCCAAGCTGGCAACAAGATTGAGGAAGAATACTGGGACAAGCGACAGTTGGTCAAGAAGATTCTGCTAAACAGTCTATATGGTGCGATTTTAAATCCGGGCTGTAGATTCTTTGATAACAGAATTGGGCAGTCAACCACGCTAACTGGTCGTCAAATTGCCAAGCACATGGCATCAAAAGTCAATGAAATTATCACCGGAGAGTATGATCACGTAGGCAAAGCGGTCATATACGGTGACACAGACTCTTGTTATTTTTCAGCGTATGCTAACCTGAAGAAAGACATTGAGAAAGGATTGATTCCCTGGAACAGAGAATCAGTTGTTGAACTTTATGATACCATAGGAGATACAGTCAATGGCACATTTGTCAAATTCATGCAGGACGCATTTCATGTCCCTAGAACCAGAGCTGAGGTCATCAAAGCAGGTCGCGAAATTGTTGCAAGCAAAGGATTGTTTATCACCAAAAAACGATATGCAGTGCTCTACTACGACAAAGAAGGCAAGCGAGCAGACACAGAAGGCAAACCAGGCAAGATCAAAGCCATGGGGCTTGACCTCAAGCGTTCAGATACCCCGGTTGTTATACAAGACTTCTTGAGTGAAGTACTGACTAAAACACTAACTGGTGTGACCAAAGAAGAGATACTGCAATATATCACTGACTTCCGCACAGAATTTAAAACTCGACCAGGTTGGGAAAAGGGCTCGCCTAAACGAGCCAACAATATCACAGAATACGCTGCCAAAGAAAAGAAAGCAGGCAAGACCAATATGCCCGGGCATGTCAGAGCTTCGCTGAATTGGAACACTCTCCGGCGTATGATGGATGACAAATACTCCATGCAGATAGTAGATGGCATGAAAGTAATTGTATGCAAGATCAAAGACAATCCTATGGGGCACACTTCCGTGGCCTATCCTGTGGATGAACTGAGATTGCCGCAGTGGTTCAAGGATCTGCCTTTCAATGATGCAGAAATGGAAACCACAGTGATAGATGAGAAGTTGGGAAACCTTATTGGTGTTTTGGAATGGGACATCAGTTCAACAAGGTCGGATAATACATTTAACAAACTGTTTGATTTTGAGTGATTTCTAGGTTGATTTTTTCTCAAGATCTAAATATAATCTTAATATACATGGAGAATCTCTAAATGAAAGATATACTACAAGACATCGTAAGTCACACACAGAACCTTGGCTTTTTGACCACAGTCAAAGTCACAGGCACAGACAAAGGTACAACCATTAACTCAATGGCAGATGACCGTTCAGTGATCATGGAGGCAGAAACTGCTAATCCGTACCCAGACATGATCGGTGTGTTTGGTATGCCTCAACTGAACAAGTTGAAGTATTTGTTGGAAGGTGCAGAATACAAAGAAGGTGCTAAGATCAGTATTACCACAGCAGAACGCAATGGCGAAACTTTGCCAGTGGGCCTACACTTTGAAAACAAAGACGGCGACTTCAAGAACGACTATCGCTTTATGAATCAAGAAATCATCAATGAAAAGATGAAGACTGTGAAGTTTCGCGGTGTTAAGTGGGATGTTGAAATTGAGCCATCAGTGACTTCTGTGATCCGTTTCAACTTTCAAGCAGGTGCCAACTCCGAGCATCCTACATTCCTTGCTAAAACAGAAGGCGGTAATCTTAAATTTACATTCGGCGATGCATCAACACACGGTGGTGAGTTTATTTTTGCACAGAATGTTGCAGGTAAACTAGATCGCGGTTGGACTTGGCCTGTGTTGCCAATCTTGAGCATACTTAAGATTGCAGACACCAACACCACAAAGATGAGTTTGAGTAATGAAGGTGCTATTCAGATCACTCTAGATAGCGGACTTGCTACTTACAAATATATCATTCCAGCACAAGCTGCCTAAATATGATCAAAGGTCTACAAGGTATTAGCGGGTTAACAGTACAAGGCGGCAATGTCAGCTTGCCCTATATTGGCCCCAACATCAGTAACCCTATCCAGGGTATGATGCGGGTCAACAACACAGACTTGGAAGTGTTTAATGGCACCGGTTGGCAATCGCTACCCAGCAGTTATGCCACTGTAGGCCTAGATCAGGATACACTAGACATAGTACAATGGGCACGTAAAAAACGTGACCAAGAAGAAAAATGGTATCAACTAGCATCTAGCAACGAAGCTGTTCGTATAGCATTAGAACAGTTAGAACAGGCAAAAACAAGATTAGAACTTACAGCAATTTTATCGAGAGAACATGAAACCACCAGTTAATCTAACACCATTACAAAAGGACTATGCAGTATATCTGCCAGCAATTAGTTCTTTCTATTCTACCTATGTTGCAAAACAGCGACTAGAAGAGTTTGTACCAAAGGATCGTATTCCTGCAGGCTTTGATCAAGGAATTGAAGGAATGAACTTTCTTAATCCAGATCAAGGATACTTTACCTATAAGTATGCTCTGTATTCAGCAGGACACGCTCAACTTGATGTTATTAAAGCACAGGATCAGGAATCCATGATACAACAGCGTGATCGCGGGCAAACAATGATACTAGGCGACTCCGGTGGTTATCAGATCGGTAAAGGTGTTCTTAAGTTTGATTGGTTGAACTTTGAAGGTGTAGAAGCTACTAAAACACGTCAAAAGATTCTTGAATGGCTAGAAGCAACTGCTGATTGGAGTATGATGTTAGACGTGCCTACCTGGGCCTGTGATCATATCCATAGTCCAAAGACAGGATTAAAAACATTCGAAGACTGTTTAGAAAAGACTCGGTATAACAATAAGTATTTTCTAGATAATCGATTGGGAGCCACCAAGTGGCTTAATGTGCTGCAAGGCAGTGATTGGGATACTGCAGAAAAATGGTATCGTGGTGTTGTAGAGTTTAGCGATCCTAAAGGACCATTTGCAGGAAAAGAAGCAGAAGGTTGGGCATTTGGTGGTGCTAATATGTGTAAGATGGATATCACACTCAAACGTCTAATGACCATGCGTGACGAAGGAATGCTTACAGGCAAAAACTGGATTCACTTCTTAGGTACAGCACAATTAGATTGGAGTTGCTATCTAACACAGATTCAGCGTCAAATCCGTAAACACATCAATCCAGAACTCACAATCAGCTTTGACTGTGCAAGCCCGTTCATTGCTACTGCTCACGGACTTGTTTATACAAATGCACAACATACCAATAAGCGTTGGTCAGTAATCATGGACAAGGCTCCTGATAATAAGGCTCTTTCAGGACGATTTGATATTCCGTTTCCGTTTGAAAGTGAGTTTGGAAGTCGTTTAACCATGGGTGATATTGCATATTACAATTACGGTGTTCGTAAGACAGATGCCGAACTCGGAGATGTCAAGTTTAATCACTTAAATCCAGAACACTATCACGAAGTTCCGAGACTTAACAAGCTAGGCAAGATTCCAAACAAGACTAGTTGGGATAGTTTCAGTTACGCACTAATGATGGGGCATAATGTTGAATGCCATATCAAAGCTGTACAACGTGCTCAACAGTTAATGGATATTGAATGTGCTAGATTTACTCCAGATTGGCGTATGAAGAGTATCGAAGGAAAGAAAGAAATTGAATTCAGCGATTGGGTTCCAAACAAAATTCTTTACTTTGGTACGTTTATTGAAGAACTGTTCAATACTAAAACCAAGGCAGAAGCGTTTGATATGATTGAAACTGGTGCGCAATTCTTGAAATCACTAGAAGGTTCACGGTTACAAGGCGGTCCTGCTGCTAACACGTTTGGTAACTTGTTTGATTTCGATGATGGTAAAAAAGCAGGCGAAATTGATTTTGCCAATCCGGACGATGACGAATTAAACAGTTTGGTTGTAGAATAAGGAGTTGATATGTATCAAAATAGAATCAAGCATCTAGAAGAAGCACATCGTGCTTTGGACAAACAGATAGACACTATGGAAAAAACTGGTATCTTTGATGATCTAAAAATAGAAGAATTGAAGAAACAGAGGTTGCGTTTAAAGGATGATATTGTTATACTTAAACACAAGCACGAAGCAGTAATGCAAGAAGCACAGGCAGAACAAGAAGCAAGACGAAACGGACTAGAACTATGAAATGTGATACATGCGGACAAGAAATTACAATTGACTGCGATTGGCAGCAAGGTCGTTGCCCGCATCGCACTCCATTCTTAAATGATTATCATTTTCGATATCTCAACTTACTTAACGCAATCAAAAACTGGTTTAAGAAATGAAAAGAAATTATGACTCGGGTGTTGCTGATAGTATTACCTTCTTCACTGGTATTGAGATTGAAAAGACTCCTGCATATGGAATGAAAACTCTGTTTGTGGTAGGAGTTCACGACGCCTACACTATTCTAGACATTGTTAAAGAGTCTAGATCATACACCGACAAATCCAAACATATCACACATATTTACTTTGGTGCTAATCAAAGTTTTAAAACTCAGGGTGCCAATGATGCCGCAACTTGGCGTCCTTGGGAAAATATGATATATGTTTGTCTAGATAGCGAATATGATCTTTGGTGTACCTTAGACTTTGATGTCAGTGAAACCGAAGGATTACTCGAAAGCGGTCTTACAGAAAAGCGTAGATTTATTCCGCAGATCAGTGTAAAATTACCTTATCTAAATCAACTAGGCTATAATGCTACATTAAAGATAGACGACAAAGATTTTGCAGCAACCAATCCTGGGGTGTGGTGTCATAACCTACAGGACCTTCTGGGGAGAGATCGCTTCACAGACTGGGATCAATATGGCAAAGATGAGATCATTAAATGAGTGGTGGATACGCAGTAGCATCGCAAGCTAAGTCTAGAGGGATTCCAAGAATCACTCACTCTAATCGACTAGGCCGTGCAATACCAATTCAAACAACCGAATCAAGAAAAATGAAAATGACACTTAAACAACGAATACGCAACTGGCTGATGAATGACCCTGAACCTGAAGAATGTTATGTTATCGAAGACAGCAATGGTCCAGACTTTCATACTCAATCATTCCGATTAAGCGTCTATGGTGCTAGTGGCGGAACTATTATCGAAACCACCAAGTATGACCGCAAAAGCGATGAGAATCGACATAGTCTACATGTGGTCACTGAAGATAAAGATCTTGGTGAAGAATTATCTAAAATTATAACCATGGAACAACTGCGATGAATCCACAAATTCAAGAAATACTTGTCAAAGCAACCGAAGATATTTTGGGTGTTCCTGTTGTCAATCAAGAACTATTTGCTAGACTTCTTATAGAAGAATGTGCTAAAATATGTTTTGAACTTAGATTTACCACAGAAGGGCCTGCAGAGAGTGCGTCTTATCAACGTGTACTGTGCGGAACTGCAATTAAAGAAAACTTTGGACTTCAAGGCAAAGGTCCTATAACAGCAAAGAACGTAAAATGATTATTAAACAAGACATTCGTCCGCTTAAAATGATTTGGGTTACCTTTCGCAAAGAAGGCATTCATTGCTATCCAGCGGCGGCTACAGATCCGAATCTTGCTACAGGAGATGAATATGATGTTTCGTTTTTGGGTAATCCTCACCGTCATATCTTTCATTTCAGGGTGTGGATCAGTGTGCAACACAATGACAGGGACATCGAATTCATCCAGTTCAAACGATGGCTCGAGTCGCTGTATAATGGTCAAGGTTCCGTTTTGAGCCTTGATTACAAGAGTTGCGAAATGATGTCAGACGATTTGTATGACACTATTAGCAAAAAGTATCCAGGCCGTGAGGTTTGGATTGAGGTCTCCGAAGACGGAGAAAATGGTTCATTCATCAAATACTAAAAGGAATACAGATGAAAAACTACAAGGACTACAGGTACTTTGAAAATCGTCCTGACGTTGTAAAGGTGTGGGAAGACCTCGAGGCCTACCACGATTGGTGCAGAATTCAACTCTGCGATTTTAATCCAGC